AAAAAGTTTGTTCGAAAGGCTTATTGGTCGGCTTTAAATGGGACCATAACCTACAAAGGTGCGCCAGTTCTTTGTTACGATACCTTTGCGCCTGACAATGCCAATTTTCCTTACATTCTTATTTCAAATCAGACTCAAGAGGACGACAAAGATAATCAGGAGTATAATTACATCACCACGATTACTTTGGACGTTGTAACGGCAGGAATTGCGCCTTACGGAAGATTTGATGCCGACACAATAGCTGACTCGATTTTGCAAATTGTTTGCCTATATCCTGAAAACTATTTAGCACTAGAAGTTGGCAAAATTGTAACAGCTAAACTTGTTCAGCAAACTAGCCTATCGAGCATTACCGACACAAATATTGTGCATCGGGAAATCATGACTATTGAAAATTGGATTGATGGGTAAGGTTAACGGCTCCGCTTTATTTGTTTCTGTTGGTTTAGCTAGAATTGCTAAGTCTACGGCTTACAATTTGTCTGCTGAAATGAGCCAGCTGGACAAGACAAGCAACGAGTCAGGATTTTTTGCAGACCATATTTCCAAGCTTGGGTCTTGGTCGTTATCAAGCGACTCACTTTTTATTCAAGAAGGTTATTCTTATGGCGACCTTTACACCGCTTATATTAATCGTGAGCGAGTTTATTTGTCAGCTGGGCAAGAGGATAATTTAACGTTTATTGGATTGGCAACGATTGAATCAATTAGCCAATCAGCACCAATGGAGCAAGCTGCAAGCATTTCAGTAAGTTTTAAAGGTGTTGGAGGACTTTATCCAACCATTTTACCAGCGGAAAGATTTATTGTTGACGAATTATTTGAGATTATTATTGACCAAGACGGCAACTTTTTGGTTTATACTTAAAATTTATTGTCTTGCATTTTTTATAAGTCCTTTTATTTTTAAAAAAAAAATCGAATTAACCTCATAAAAATATGGCTACTACTGGCAAATTTAACGGCACGCTTCTTAACGTTTACCTTGACAACGTTATGATTGGTTGCGCTACCTCCTCTGAACTATCTGTAAACGTTGACCTTGCAGATGCAACTTGCAAAGACGATGGCGGATGGGCGGACCATATCGCTGGTCTTCGTGATTGGTCTGTTTCTACTGACGGATTGGTTGCATTTGACGATACAAACAACATTGGCGACATTTATACGCTACTAAGCGGTCGTACTGTTGTGGCTCTTAAATTTACCACCAACGTAACTGGCGACCTTGTATTTTACGGAAACGCATCTGTTGCCTCTATCTCTGTAAGTGCAGAAATGGAAGCAGCAGTAACTTACTCCGTAGAATTTACTGGAAAAGGTCCTTTACTAAAGGCGACCGTAGTACCAGCATCAACTTAATTAGTATTATATTTCGCCTATGAATCACACAGGCAGAACAATAATTACAATTAATGGCAGCACCTATACCGTTAAATTTGGTATGGGTGCTTTGATGCATTTTAGCGAAGGTCTTGGATATGATGTCCAAGAAACAATTGAGGCGCTAACAAAGACAGGCGTTGGTCAAATCAAGGCAATTGCAAAGTTTATTTATGCGGCTTTGTATGTCGATGCGCTTTACCACGACAAAGAATTTACTTTGGAACTTGTGGATATTATTGATTGGGTAGACACAAACCCAACAGACGAAATTGGAAAGGTGGTTGTCGTTATCATGCAAGGCATAAGTGCAATTACAAAAGTGGAGTATCCAAGTGGAGACGCTGGAGAGTCAAAAAAAAAATAACATTTAGAGACGTTTGCCATTACGCCATTGGGGAGTTAGGTATTGCACCTGACTCCTTTTATTTTATGTCGTTTGCCGAGTATCAATCAATTGCCTATGGTTATGCTATGCGACAAAGCAAAGAGGAGAATTTATTTAGAACGATTTGGGTGCAACTTAACAATGTAAACGTTACCAAGAAATCTGACCTAATTAGAAAGCCTGACAAGTACTGGAAAATTCCATTGTTAGATGCCAAGCCAGTTGTGATTCCGACTGAAGAAGAGAAGCAGAGAGCGTACCAAATTGGACTACAATGGCAAAACCTTAAATTTGAAGAAGAAGCCAATTTTGACACAGTAACCAAGACCATAAAATGAGCGCAAAATTAAATGTTGACATTGTCGCCCAGTTAAAAGAATTTAACAAGGCAATGGCTGACCTAAAGTCAGAGGTCAACTCAGTTAATTCGTCAATTGACAAATCAAATAAGCAAACGATTCAGTCAACAAAAAAAATGTCCTCAACCTTTTCCGAGGTTGGAGCAACATTGGCTGGTGTTTTTGCGGTTGACCAATTAATAAATTTTGGCAAAGCGATTCTTAATACTACTGTTGAGTTTCAAAAGATGGAGGCGGTACTTACTACCGCTTTAGGTAGTAACTCAGCTGCAAAAGCAGCAATGGACCAAATTGTTGACTTTGCTGCAAAAACTCCTTTTCAAGTAAATGAATTAACAGATTCATTTGTAAAATTAGCCAACAGAGGATTTGTTCCAACGATGGAGCAAATGCGTAAAATGGGTGACTTAGCCTCCTCAGTTGGTAAATCTTTTGACCAATTAACAGAGGCAATACTTGACGCACAAACAGGAGAGTTTGAAAGATTAAAAGAGTTTGGAGTAAAGGCTTCCGCTCAAGGTGATGTTGTGCAATTTACCTTTAAAGGAATAACTACTGAGGTTCAAAAGTCTGACAAGGCAATCCAAGAATATATTTTGAGCCTTGGAAACCTTGAAGGTGTTTCGGGTTCAATGGAGGCTATTGCGGCAACTACTGGCGGTGCAATTTCTAACCTAGAGGATAACATTACCCAACTATTTAAAAACATTGGTGACTCATCTAGCGGCTTTATTAACTGGTTTGTAAAAGACCTTAACAACGTGATTTCTTCCCTTAGAAATTTGGGAGAAATTATTGAGTTAATGAATCCATTTAAAACTATTGCAGAATCCAGCGACGAAGCAAGAACGTATTTATTAAAAGTAAACGATTCAACCGACGATTTAACAAGAACTGTTAAGGATGCGGCTGCTGAGTTCGATAGTCTTAGTCTTTCTACTTTAATAAGTGGAGAAAGCCAAACCAAATTCCTTAACGAAATGATTCGTTTGGGTCATACGCTTGAGGATTCAAAGGCGCTTTATCAAACGTATGTAAAAATAAGAAAGGAGCAAGCAGCTTCAGAGGATTTGCTTGCAACTGCAACGGCAACAACAACACAACAAACTAAAATAAACACCGCTGAGGTTGAAAAACAAGCTAAAGCAAGGCAAAAGGCTCACGAGGAAAGAATTAAGCAACTACGCAAAGAAGCTGAAGAGTTTATTAAAACTCAAAATGCAACGCTTAAAAATGTAGGTCAAAGAAATGCATTTAGCGGTGAGCCTACTGATGTAACTAAGCAAATGAGTCCTGAACGCTTGCAAATGGTTCAAAGCGCATCAGCAAGCATTCTGGCAATGAATAAGCAGATTGCTTTGACAATGCCAAGCATTGTAATTCCTGAGGATGCCATAACACGTTTAAACGCAGCAGCAGAGGCTCAAAAACTAATGGCTTACGAAACTCAATTGGTTGCTCAAAACATGAATGCAGCTTTATTTGTTGGCGATATGTTTGGGCAAACCTTATCAACTTTAGCCGAGACTGGTAAAATATCTTTTCAAGGCATTTTCGATGCGCTAAAACAAATGGTAATAAGATTTGCGGCAGCAATTGCGGCGGCTATAACTCTAAATATTTTAACAGGCGGTGCAGTTATGGCAGCTGGTAAATCAGCTGGAGCAAAAAGCGGTTTTGGTGCTTTGTTAAAAGGCGGTAAATCAATGGGCATTGGCGGACTTACTCCTTTTGCAAACGGAGGCATTGTTTCAGGACCAACTCCAGCGCTAGTTGGTGAATACACAGGCGCACGCACAAATCCCGAAGTAATTGCACCTTTAAGCAAATTGCAAAATATGATGGGCGGAAATGTTACCTTTAGCATTAGCGGTGACAACCTAGTTGGCACATTAAACAGAGCAAACAAAACAAGACAACGCAAATTCTAATGGCATACGGCTTAAAATATACCATTCCATTTAGGGACATTGACAACAACGCAAACCTTGTAAGCATTTATCAAGATGGTTTTGTTGGCTCATCAACCGAGTTGATTGCTACGGACTTTCCAGCAGTACACAAATACGAGCGAGAGGATAATGAGGATATAATTTCGCCGATTATGTCAAGCACCTTAACAATTAGCTTTTACTCAACTGAAACAACAGATTTTAGGAATTTCTTTAGCTATTCAGATAGGGAGTTTTTAGTTGTTCACGAGTTTGCTGGAAATGTTGTATTTAAAGGCTACTTGTTAAACGACATTACAGGCGAGCCATTCCAAGACCCTCCTTACCCAGTCGTTATTACCGCAACCGATGGACTTGCACAACTTAAAGAGGTTGCTTTGGAGGGACCATCTGTCGACACTGATTTAGGCGATTTGTTTTTGGAGCAGTTAAATAGGCTTAACCTAGAACTTAATTTAGAGGTGTCTAACGACCTTTACGAGGGGTTGGTAATGGACAACACAAAAAGTATTTTTGACCAAGCAGAAGGCGAGAATTTGCTTGTACAAGAGGGGACCTTTACTGAACTAGGTTTAAACGCTTACGATTTCTTATTGGAAATTTGCCGAACTTTTGGTTGGGTGCTATTTCAGCGAAATAACAGATGGAGAGTACAAAGACCAATTGGAAGGAATATAAATACCACAATTCTTTATGTGCATAGCTACTCAACTGGAGCCGTTATAAGTAGTTCAACCGAAACAAGTTCATTGGATGTTATTGGTGACCAAACAGGCGGTGGCACAACTTGGATTCCAGTTGGTGGCGACCAGCTTTTGCAATACCAAAGACCTATTAAAAAGCTAACGATTACCCAAGGCGATTTGGGACAATCTATAATTGCGAATGGAGAACAATTTAACGAGGCAAGCTGGTTTTTGGAGGGACCTTACAAGCCTTTTGATTGGGAAATAACACCTGACCCCGACACCCCAGTAATACAGATTTTTCCAAATAATATTCCGTCACAAACTGGATATAATGACGAAGAAGGAGTTAGCTGGGACATTCGATTTATGGCAAATGGGGAGGAGACAGACCAGCCAATTACATCAAAGCCAGTATTCTTGGACTTTGCTGGTTTAAGCCTTGAGTTAGAGGTTGATATTAATTACTCTACTTTAGCAAGTGGTTTGGCAATTGCCGTTAAGCACGTAGATTCCAGCGCAACCACAAGGTATTTAGGGACAACCATTGTTGGCAGTTTTTCATTGCTAGACTGGAGCGAAACTTATAATACATTTGTTTTTTATTCAACTAAAGATGATGATACACGTAAGTTCAAACTTACAAGCTTTGTATTGCCAACGGCTGGCTTTTTGTCAATCGAATTAAAATACTTTGGCGAGACTGGCAGCGCAGTAGTTACAAGCGCAAAAATATTGTCAACTTTTGAAGGTAAAAGAAATCCAACAGAGGTAAAAAAGATTTACGAAACTGCTAGGGCATACACAAGTTTACGAGACGACACTTTAAGGTTTAGCGACCTTTGTATTACTGCATCAAAGAATTGGCTTAAAATTGGCGATTTACCAGCCATTGTGTTTGTTGAAAAGTCTTTGGCATCAACTCCAAATATTATTCAAGTGCCAAGCGGCGCAGTAACTCAAGTAAACCGATTGACAGACACTTTAGGAAGCAATACTTTAAGTTTCTCAGGCGGTACAGTTACAGGAGGTTATCAGCGTCAATTTGTGGCGTCAAGTGGCTTTACAATTGATTCTGTTTTTATTTTGGTAAGCAGCTTATCGGGCAATCCTCCACCTCCAAGCGCTGAACTAAATGTTACTGTTACAACAATTTCTAGCACTCAAAGAAATGTAACGATTACGCTTGATGATTATGATTATACAGGCGAGGCAAATGTGCAAATTCAAGTCTTTTTAAAAGATGCGAACGGCAACAATTACCAAACGTCAACTTTCCTTTTTCAAATCAATGCAAACGGGTCGATAACCTACACTCAAACAAATCTTTCGTTTGAAAACCAAGCGCTTTTGGGAGGTTATTCACCTACTTTGCGAGACTGCTATGCTAGAAATGTGTTAAGCATTTACAACGCTTTAAGTTACCGATTAGAGGGGTCATTTAGACGCAAAGGGACTGCTTCAGCGTTTGGCTTTTTGACTGCTAGCCTAAATTATACAGGCTACACAACTGTCCGATTGCAAGTAATTGGTTGGGAGTATGACTTGGCAAGTCGAGTTGCAAGAATTACCTTTGGGCAAGTACCTACTGCATACGTTTATCCAATTTCATAATGGCAAATAGAAGGTTCATAGATTTCCCAATTGCGTCAACCGTTGGCGATAATGACATTGTATTAATTTGGCAAAACGGACTAAACAAACAGACCACAAAGGCAACGTTTTTAAGCGGTTTACCTGAAAATTTAGATGAATTAAACGACGTAGCAATTAGCAGTTTAACTAACGGGCAAATATTGCGTTACGATTCGGTTAGTGGCAAATGGGAAAACACCGACCAAGGCAACTTGGACCTTAACGATTTAAATGACGTTTCGATTGTTTCGCCTAGCAATGGTCAAGTTTTAGTTTACAATTCGACTACAAGTAAATGGGAAAACTCAAGCGGTGGTTTTGTTCCTTATATTGGAGCCGTTACTACTGTTGATTTAGGGGCGCAAGGATTACGTGCTGGGTATATTCGTTTTGACACGTCAGTTGTTAGCGTTCCCGATGAGCAAGGATTAGTTTATTGGGACTCATCAAGAAGCACGGCTGCGCTCATAATGAATGGCGTTTTACAACACATTGGGCAAGACACTTTTTTTTATGTCAAAAACTCAACTGGCTCAAGCATTCCAAAAGGCACCTCTGTAAGATTTGACGGAACAGACGGCGCAAGCGGTCATTTAAAAATTGCTCCATTCTTGGCAAACGGAACTTACCCTAGCAACTACTTTATGGGAGTTACTGCGGAGACAATTGCCAATGGGGCATTTGGTCAAGTAATGCACTTTGGCGAATTAGATGGTATTAATACGAGCAGTTATACTGCTGGCGCTTTGCTTTACGCAAGTACAACTGTTGCTGGAGGTTTTCAAACAACGGCTCCAGTTGCCCCTAATAACATCGTCCTTATTGCTGCTGCAATTAACTCAAAAAATAACGGTACTATTTTAGTTCGTACAACTTATGGCTCTAATATAAACACGGACGAAGGGGTTAAAATT